TGTATTATTTAACATCTAGTGATGCCGCCATATGCACACTAGAACTCGATAACACAACGTAGTCAATACGATCGACGGCCGAAGCTGTCGTTGTCAAAGTAGGAGCCGTGCCCCCGACAAACTTGTAAGCACTGTTAAATGATAACGTCCTTGATCCAGTACCATCTTGACGAACAAACAAACTTCCTGTCTGTCCTGATTGAACATTGGTAGGAGCACCTAAGTTTCTGTTACCACCTAATCTGACATCAAAGTTTTGACCACTGTTAAAGTTTACTGAGATCGTTGATGCATCAGTTAATGAAACAATATCAGCAACGGCTGACTTTGTAATTCTAAGTTGTTTACCCAGTGAGTCAACAGCACTTACAGATATAGCTGTTGTTGCAAATAGTTTAGTTGTGTCTGTGATTGAACTTGAAATACTTGTTGTAATAACTCTTGTTGAATCTACGGCTGTGGCTGATACCGTACCACCAACTGTGATCGGACCAACAGCACCACCTTCTGTAGATAGTGCACTGACACCTACAGGATCGACAGAGTTGTGAACATTTACACCATCACAATAAATAAACTTTGAACCCCCACGAGGAGCAATAACATTCGTTGTTGTTGCGGCTGTTTTTATTTTAACTGTATGTGAACCACCGGATGTTTGGTTGTCCACAACATATAATTTTTCAACACTAGGAATTACTATGGTTGAATCAGATCCTAATGTTCCTTCAATTCTTAATACAGCATTACGGGACTGATCGGCAGCTCCGTTACTAGCTGTTAATGATGTTGTGGCTCCTGTTGTACTGACAACGACTACACCACCAACGGCTTCGTCAACCATATCAATAACTTGTTGGTTAAGACGATCACCCCAAGTGTTTGCATTTTCGCCATCAGCTTGTTTCTCTAATCTTAATCTTGTTGTATAACTACTAGGCATAATTAATTACTTCCTTTTACTAATGTATTATCGCCTCCAGCTGGTGAGGCATTGTTTCTCATATCATCCTGTCTTGTCCTTCTGGCTTCATTTAATAAGTCAGTAAAGGCTCGTTGATACTCTTGTTCCCAAACTTGAGCCGCAGAGTAATTTTTCATAAACATACAAGCTTCCTTCATACTAGCATAAAACAATGCATTAGAACAATATTCAGTAAAGAAATTCTCTTGATGCACTGAGGTTGCTGCTGTCGGCTGAACAATATAAGACATCTCACAATCATAGGCTGATACAGGTGTAGGAGCTATTAATAAATTATCGAAACCAAAGTTTGCATAATATCTAGGCACTCCTGTGCTTGTACGTTGTGGCCAATAATCGTTTAAATATTCATCAGTCTTTTGTAATAAATTAATTCTAGTACCATCAGACTTTATAATATTCAAATTTTTAATAATTAATGTGCTTACTGGCTTAGTAATAAACGGATCACCAATAACCATATTTGATGTTGCGTATTGTACAACACCATATGAATCTATTTCTCTTGTTAATCTAGCTTCAGCTCTTTCTATAAAAGCTGGGATGTCGCCGACAAACTCTGTGCTTGTATCTTCACTTGTCGTTTTAATTCTATTTACTAATTGGTTGTATGTTATACTCATATCTTTTTAGCCTTCCATATTTCAGAAGTACCACCAAAAACTTTCGGTGTCCATATTCCTCTTATGTGTGTTCTAAATCTAGCACTAACTCCTGTTAATACCAAATTACCGTCACCGTTTATGTTTGGTGATATAACTCTTGTTCTTACTAATGGTTGGAAGTTTGCTTTACCTCCCATACCTGCATGTATACTACATTGATAGTATAATGTAGTTGGACCATCATTCGCAACAAATATTTGTGTATAAGCTCCAGGATTACCCGGAGTTCCTACCGTTTGTACATTTGTTGAAAAAAGTGTGCTTCTACCTTCATCTAAATAAAATCGTAACGGATGACCATCATTAGAACTATCGGATTGATCAAAGGTATATAGGTTTCTATCTTTAACTAAATTTAAACCATACTGTTGTCTACCATCTATGAAGTATTTGTTAGCCCCTCCTACATTTACAACTGTTACTTTAAATGTTCGACCCGTATAAACTACTGGATTAGCTCCAGCTTCAATGTTTTCATTACCTGTTGCAAAAGTTGCCGATGCTTGTGATGGTATAACATTTGTTCCAAAGAAAGCTATAGCATCTCTTAATGTAAAGCTTGGCGATAATCCTGTTAAAGAAACTTTTGGACTACCAGTGAGTGATGGACTTCTCAGTGTAGTTACTAATGCTACCCCTGTAACATTATGTGTCTTAATAACTTCAACAACTGCTGATCGTAAACTAAATCCTATATTTGCTCTGGTAACAGAAACACTAGCATTGGCTGCTGTGCCTACACTACGAAGAGATAAACTTATTCCTGCGTTAGTTACAAAAGCCGTGCCCGGAATAGTTACGTCTACAGAACGAAGAGCAGTAGATAGTGAAACTCCTGTTACTGTAACCGATCGGTCAACGACACTACGGTTCCAAGCACCTGAGTTCCAAGTATTTCTACTGTATCCACTAGTAACCACAGACATAGACGATTAACCTCGACTATGAAAGTGTGATAATAGCAGTCGATGCAGCAGCAGCAGGGAATGAAATTGTAAATGTACCGTTAGTCGATACTTTATCAGACCCAAAGTCTAAGACAGCAATAGCTTTATTACTATTAGATGAATTATATATTAGTGCTCCTCTAGCTGAAAATGTTGTACTCGTAAAAGATATATCAGCAAAATCAATAATTGCTGATCCACCAGCAGCAGATGTTGCACCAAGTGAAATAGTCACACCAGTTAGTGTGCCTCCACCGGGAGCATATCCACCACTCGATACTACTTCATTAGAAGATGAGAATACAGATGTACCCGCAGACAATG